AAAGCAGCAAGCTTTTCTTTCTCAACATCGAAAGCAGACTGTGCACCTTCCTCGGCTTGCGTAGCTTCTTTGACTTTTTCCTTGAGCTCTTCAACCTTATCGGTAAGTCTTTCAAGCTCTGCCATGTCAATTGCACGTTGAGCTTCTGCACGAATTTCTGCGACGGCTGCAGCGTACTCTTCGGCTCCTATCTTGCCAGAATTGAATCTGTTCGTCAACTCCAAGATGCGGCCGTCAACAGTGCTAAGTTCTTGCTCAGCTTTTAGCGCCTCCTTGCCAACACCCAGCCAGCTGTCAGTAAACTTCTGCAATCCCGAGACGACATCATTAAAAGTTCCGACCAGGGCATCGATAAGCGCTTGCCCTCCAGGAATCAACTTAATGAATTCGACGAAGGCTTGTCCGAGCAACATCCATCCATTAACAACGGTCTCGATGCCATGCAGCAAAAATCGAAGCAAACCCAGAGCGCCGACAACCGTAGCTTGAATTGCGCCACCGATAACCATCATGACGCCTTGCACTAGCTGCTGAACACCAGGCATTGTGGTAGCAATGTTAGCGAAGAACTGCTCAATCATGAGCTTAACTGACATCATTTGCTTACCGAAATGCCCGAAGGTCTCACCAAGGCTTTCAAGCGTAATAGAATTCAGAGAATTACTTAGATTGTCTATCTGTTCAATGTTTAAGCTGTCAATTCTTTCCTGGACTTCACCAATAGAGCCAGCCAGGTTTTCTCTCATATCTGCCGAGATTGCATTAAATGCTTCCAAGAACAGCTTTGAAGTAATCTGACCCTTCTGCATGGCACCTTCAAAGTCCGTGATGCCGTGCGTAGCCTTCAGGTAGCTCGCGATCTGGCCTCTTAACGCACCATCCAATTCTGAGAACTGCTGGTTAAGTTCTTCTCCTTGAAGCTTGCCCTTACCCATTACCTGAGCGAACGCTTCAAAGTATCTTCCAGACTTCTCTGCATTAAGACCAAGGGTCGTAGATCGTGCAGACAAACTAGCCATTGCATCACTAGTGTCCTGCATAGAGCCACCGGCATTCAGAATGGCCGGCGCAATACGCTTATAACCCTTCTCAATCTGGTTAAGCGAAGCACCATACTTAAAAGCTTGGGATTTAGCTTGATCCATGAACTGTTGCGCTTGCTCAGTCGATAGACCGAAGCCTTCCATAGCAAGCTGCAGGCCCTGAAGTTGCTTTGCACGATTGACAACCGGCGTAATCGCCTGGTTAATAGCCTGAAAGCCTGCGACTACTCCACCGACAGCAAAGCCAATCTGGGTTAAGCCGTTGGCCAGCGCCATGATGTTTTGCCCGCCAGGGATGCGAGCCTGGATCATCTTCATCCAGTTACCGCTGACGTCAGCAACCTTTCTGTTTAAATCCTGTACGACCTTGTTTTGTGCTTTCCATTCAGCCGTAACCTTGCCAACAACTACGCCATATCGCTTGGTGGTCCCTACCGTTTTCTTCAGGCCATCTCTCCTCTGTGCGGCTAAGCGTAGTTCTCCCTTAAGGCTGGTAAGAGAGCCCTTTTGGGTCTGTTCTGCTTTCTTGATACCTTTTGCGATCTTATCCCACTGAGTCAGTATTTCTTTCTGGACGGTGATGACCTTTGCCCCACTATCCGTCATATCGATCTGAACCTCCATCTTCTTCTTGATCGTACCTCCCGCTATCTTATTAACCTCCTCTTGAGCCTTGCGGTTTCCCGCAACGGCAGATTGTAGCAAATTATTGTAATGGGTCGCGGCTGGCTCTTTGTCAAAACGAGCACTGATATCCCACTCTATTCTTTCTGACATGTGGGTTAGCCGAGTTCCTGGGATAGGCTTCCATTAAAAAAGACCCTTGTGAGGGGCCTTAGAGCGTTTTGTGCCGTAAGCTTTGCGGTTACGGACTTAGAGGTTGGTGACAATTCTAAAGTGACCAATACCGTTACCTCCGACTTCTTCTACTCTGATGATGTCGTCAACGGCATAACCAGAGCCGCGGGAAGTGAAGGAGATGGAATCGATATCGCCGAGGGCGGAGTTTATCGTTCCGGTTGCTCCGACACCGCTGCCAGACGAGAAGACGACGGGGAGGTTCGAGCCGATAGAGAAAGGGAAATCCAGACTTAGGATTTCCACATCTCCGATCCGACCAGAGGCAAAGCCTCCAGTCAGCTAATTAGCGTCCAACTCAAGGCCGTAGAAGCCGTAACCTGTCAGGGTGCATTCCCAGGACACGATACTCGTAACTTCGATTGACTCGGTGTAGCCGGTCAATGTGCCGTATCCGAATACAGTCTCAGTGGTTCCTGTAGGGCCAAGACGAGCAAACTTAACACGAAGGCTGTCTGCCACTGTGTTCTGCTCAGTCAAACGCAGGACCTGGTAACCAGCATCCTTAAAGTCAGCCACGCCGGCAAGAGTCAAGCTGAAGCTCTTGGTGGTAGCAACGGACTGGTTGAAACCTTTCGTTTCGTCGTCATAAGTATAGACGTCTTCTGAACCGGTGTCAGACTCAAGGGAAGCGTTGGTTAGTCCACGCATCAGGAACGGAGTGTCCGTACCATCCATGGCCAAAGCGCTGCTGTCAGCGGTAAAGATTCCATTGCTGTAGCTAACGGAAGCGTTGATAGGCTGAATAGTCGTGTTGTCGATGAAACCGCCAGCTCCAAGACCGGATGAGCCGATCACAGTGTCTACCGCCACGTTCTGTGACGCCAGAGGCATGAGGTAAACTTTGTAGCCAAAGGCGGCGCTGAAATTAGCCATAATAATTTAGGGCAAAGGGACAGAGTGGCGGGCTCGCCCCACCTATATCTTATTCTGCCAAAGATCTTGGTAGACTGTAAAATGCCTTTTATACCAGGATTGGCTTGTCAGAGGGGACAGTAATCATCGTTTGAACCTTTGCTCCTAGGCCATCAGCGACCGCTACAGTCTCCATGGACCTGGCTCCGCTAAAGATTTCCAAACACCGAGTAGCTCCTAGCGTCATATCCCCTCCATTGGCCGGTTCCCAGCAAATTAGAAAGATACGCCAAGAAGTTTCAATGTTAGAAGAGCCGTAGTAGTCCACTCGTCGCAGGTCTGCAGCGTCGTGTATGATGCACTCAAGGCCTGTGATCTTGTCTATACCCGGCATATCACCTCCAGGGCTCTGAATGCTCACTGCAGGCAGCTCCTGCCCTCCTATAAAGCGGTACTGACCCAAGTACGACATGAACTGGGTATCAGCCGTTAACGTGCTGTAGATCTTTTCCGGAGAATCAGGGAAATTCTGAGTTGACACGAGACTGCCCACAAGGTTGTCTATATGCTTCCTGGGCCCTGGAACCCTATCGCAACAACGCTTGAACGCTTATGAAGCCCTCGAACCCCGGCCTCAAGTTAAACGTTGTTGTTACCATGTGATGACAAACGTTAGTTTCCCTCTCTTCGAGAGTCCACACGACTACGTTTTTAACATGACTACCCTGAATAGCTCCCAGGCCAAGCGTATCTGGAGGGCTGCTATTAAAGAATCTTGGAATAACCGCTGTGCCTATTGCGGTAACCCTCCGATCGACGACAAATCCTTAACAATTGACCACGTCAAGCCTAAGGCTAGTGGTGGCGAAGACCGCACCACGAACTGTATCCCCGCCTGCCGGCGCTGTAATGCAGGAAAAGGATCCGAAGAATGGATCGCTTGGTTCCGCATGCAGAGCTTCTATACCCTCGAGGCAGAGATTCGCATCCAGAAATGGCTCAAAAGCGGTGTCGTTGAGTTCGGGGACGAGGAAGACGCTCAATGGTTGGATGATTTCATCGAAACGATATCAGCATAAGGGGAGACTGATGTTCTCCTCAGCTGCTACTTCGTCCCTGACAGCAGGGATCTTGACTTTTACTGTCTGACCGCATGGTGACGTCATCTCCAGTATCTGGTTACTGACACAATGCTCTGCCATCAGGAAGCCAGTAACTGCAGCCTCGTTAACAGTAGGCGCCAGGATAACAGCACTCGGGTGCAAGAACGCGACCAAGGTAGGGATATTCTTTCCGCGGTTCTTATTTAGCTCCTTGAAGCAGAACAAAGCCCATGTAGGATACAGCTTATTCTCGATAAGCCATAGAGCTGCGGCACCATAGCGTTCAGCAGGAGCATTCTTGAATTCTTTTGGCTGATACAGGTAGAAATCTTCCATTTCAAATGGCGTCTTTCTTTTCTTGTGATCCCTGTTAAGGTTAGCCTGCTGAGCTGCCAGCATGGCGATAGGACGCTCGTTCTTGTGGGCCTCAATCTGACCCATCCTCGCGCAGTGCCAGTAAGCGCTCAGGACATATTCATAGGGCAACCGATGAAAGTTTTCGTACGTAAACTCAGGATCGCCCTTGAAGTACCCCTTGAGCACCCAGTAGGCTTCTTCTATGTTGAACGAAGTGCTCTCATCGGAGCCTACTTTTTTTCAAGCGCATCAAGAGCGTCGGCACTGCCTTCAGAGGTGTCTTCATCGCTAAGCATCATGCCCTGCAGGCGCACAGTGGAGCGATTCTCCTCGTCCACATAGAGACGAGAAAGGTCATCAAGGAGGTCAGGGTGCAGGTCCATGATCGAATCTGCATTGATGTTAGGGTCCACTCGATAGACAAGGAGACAGAAAGCTTGCACAAGCTTCTTGCGCTCCTCTACAGTGGTCATAGCAGACAAGACATCGTTGATCTCATCGGAGTAATTATCAAATACCTTCTGGGCTAGCTTGTGGGTCATAGTGCCCTGCATTACCTCAGTGAGTAGTTCATACGCCGCTTGCATGTCGAGCTTACAAGCAGCGCCCACCTTACGGGTCAAACGAACCAAGACCTGAGTTGAA